GGTCCGTATGGAACTTTTTGACCGTTTACTATTCTACCTTTAACAGTTGCAGGATTAAATCTACCTAGTAGTCCAGTTCCTGTTGGATTACCTTGCCACGGCTGTATTTGTCCTTGAGCTCTAAAATAAAGTTTACCATCTGAGTGTAACATCAAAGGATTGACACCAAATGCTCCGCCATAGTGCGTTGGTGTAAATGTTGTTGGTGCTGCTTCGTAAATCTTTTTTATTTCGTTAATTTTCATGATAACACTGCCTTGCTGTTTTCAGCATCGCCAATGTCTTTACTTTCACCTGCAGGTGCTTCACCTACATAGTTATTGTCTCTTTCTTTACGAGCTGTTTCTAATTCTTTCAACAGGTCCATTACTCTACCACCGGCTACACTTGATTGTGCATCGCCTTCTGCTTGTCCCATATCTTCTGTTGTTAATTTAGCTACATATTCTGCATCATCTTTTTCTTGCTGATATTGTTCTTGTGGTTCGTTTGGATTTCTAACTATAATGTTTGCTTGTGATACATCGCAACACTGTCCTATGTATTCTTGTAACACTTGAACTGTAGTTGGATAATGTAATTCAACTTCATAGTAAGTAACATTTGTATTACTCAACTGTGGAAAGTCTAATGGACGTTCTTGTATTGGTGTGCTTTTACCTGCTGACATTTTGATTACACCATATTTTTGTAGTGATGTTTCCATTTTATCAGCAAAGCCTTCTGGAAGTTCTCCAGCCACGCCTACTTTAAATTCATATGTCTTTTTTGACTCTGTTAAATATTCTGCAAATCTTTTCATAGCTATAGGATCCTGTTTATACTATTATTTATCTTTATCCATGCCTTTTAGACGCTCTAACAGGCTATTTCTATCAGTGACAACATATCCTTCACCATCAACCATACCTGCTGGTGCTCCGCTGTCTTTGTCTAATTTTTCTTTCTTAAGTTGCAAGTCAATCATTTTTAATTTTTTATCTAACTTTGCAACTTTTGCATCTAGGCCAGTTTTTAGCATAGTGCCTGCTACTTCAAAAACCCTACCACTATATCTGCTTTCAACATTCATACCAAGATCCATTAAATCTTCATATGCTGTCATTGCTTTATCTGCTACATCATTTAGTTCGTCATCAGCCATTTGTCCTAAGCCTTTGACAGCAGGTAATGCACTAGATATTTTGTCTAATTCATTAATATCTCTAAAAGTTTCTTCAGTATCAACAACTTGTGTTTTTTTAGGTTTGTCTTTTTTCACAATATCTTTGTTGTCTGGCAAGTTCAACATTTCTTCTAGTTTTTTAGTCATAGTAGTGTTCCATTATATGCTACTATATTTATCTACGTTTACCGTTGTGAAAAATATCTTGTTCATTTACAACACGAAACACAATGCCATTTTGTTTACACCAGCTTCTTGCTGCTGACCATTTGGCTTGATTAACAACAAAGTGTAGTTTGTTACTATTGCTGTTTCCTAACTTGTTAATATCTGTTTGATTGTAAGGTTTGACTTCAACGAGTTCAACCTTTTCTTTTCCATTTTTGTCAGTGTATGCTACAAAAAAGTCCGGAACATATATTGTCATTTTTCCGCTTAATGGATTTCTATACGGTATTTTGATTGCTTCACTTGCCCATTTTGTAACACTTTCGTTTAAATCACAAAATCTCATAAAAGCAAATTCCCAACTACTTCTATATGTTGGAGTTCTTCCTCCAATATATTTGTCAGGGTGCCTGCAAGTATATTTTCCTTGTGCAAAACGTGCCATTAGTATACAATATTTCTCTTTTCACTTGTCTCTTGAGTTGACTCTAAGCTAAATCCTATAGCACTCATTTTACTTCTATTAGTATTCAAAATTGTTGCAACTAATTTACTTATAGATACACTATCTAATCCTGTAAGCGTGTCTAATAATTTAAAAACGTTTACATTATCAATCTTAGCTTGTTGTAACAAAACACTTGCTACTGCTGTTGCACTATTTTTATCAAAACCTCTTTTTTGGAAAAAGCCAACAACACTATCTACTTGGTTACTTGTTACTGAAATCTTTTTACTAAAGTATTTGTCAAAAAATTCTTTAACTTCGCCTGCACTATCTACTTTAGGCTTAATACTCGTGTCTGTTATACTGCTCATTGTGTTCTCACTGCTGTTGTTGTAATTGTTGCATTACTATCTTCTGTTCTAGGTAAAACAAAGCCTGACTGTTGTTGCACTGCATTGATTAGGTTTATGTTAGGTGTAGGTCCGTTATTTGTAAGTCTGTCAAAATTCTGTAGTGTTAATATGCCTGTAAGTATTGTGTTTAAGTCTACTTCGTTGTTTCTTATGTCATTGAATACAGAACTGACTCCATTAACTAGTCCACCTATTGTAAACAAATCTCCTACAACTCCGTTTGTATTAAGCACACCAACTGATAAATCGTAATGTGCAGGATCAGCAAATCCAGCAGGCTCATCTACGCCAGTTCTTCCTCTTCCGTATAATACGTTTTCATACATTATACGCATTGAGTTTTTAGTAAATCCATTTTCTGCTTGATTAAGATTATCATGACTCCAATTTGCAATTATAGGATTTACTAAAGTAAAACTTGTAAATTCTGGTTTTGCATTATTTGAATATAAATGATTTACTGTAATACTATTAAAGAATGGAATGTTTTTTTCTTTATTATTATCTAGACCATAGCGATACATATTAGATTCTTCTGGCCCATACATATTATTTCTAAAAGTATTAAATGAACGTGGCACAGTTGTATCGGGCTGTCCACTTGTATTTTTAGATGCATAATTTGGATCTTGGGAATAATATCTATAATATGCTTCCCATAACAACGTAGTAAGTCCTGCCATATCATCGTGAAAACTGAAAGATACTGGTTCGTATCTTATTCTAGTTTGCACAAGTTTTTTTCTATTGTATTGATTTTTTTCATCTACTTCAACAATAAATCTTGGCATGTCAACACTATCAACAAGGAGATTAAATTCTCTTTTGTTTAATAAATTTTGAACAGTCTTACCTAATGATGCAAGTGCTTCCTGATTTACGTCAAACACCACATGATATAAAAATTTAGTCTTTGGTGACAGACGCATGTTATTACGGACGTATAAAGCATCCGCATGTGCAAAATCAGCAAGTGTTCCTGCTCTATTGTTATTATCGAAAAATGCACTAAACTTTGACATACTGTATTTATCTCTATATATTAAGTGGGTATATAAACAAAAAAGGAGCCAACGGCTCCCTTAATGTTAATGGCAATCTTAGTTATTATTAACCAGTTGCTGTTGTTCCTGCATTACTGGTTGAACGTTTTTGTTTTACGCCGTTGATACCAACTCCAACACCTAACTGCACAGCATTGTCATATTGCATAGTAAGTGTTACTGTTGCTGCATCATTGTTTGCATATGCTAATGCACCGTATTCAACGTTTGTTAGCATACAACCATATAATTCCCAAGTTTCTAATACACCTGGTGTGTTTGTTCCGTTACCACCGTCTAGTATTTCAATACGTTCTACGAACTTGTAATCAATACCAGATGCAGCACTTGCTTGTTCAAAGAAGTCGAACTGCTTCTGTAACTGTTCGCCAACCATTTTCTGCACACTACCATTTACATCATCACGTAGTGTTAGGCTGACTGTGTTCCAAGTATGCTTACCTGCTAGATATACTTTTGAGTTATATACTGGTAATTCAATAGGATCAAAAGATACTGTTGGTCTAGCGGCATCAATAACTTGTTTAGTTAATTCTTGAGTTTCCTTTGATACACCAAAGTTTTCTAGTGTAACACGGAAACGATATTGTAGTTTCGGCATTAGCAAACCTTGGCTGCTAGAGCTACTGTCATTTGCTAATGGAACTGTTAAATTTAATAGAGTTGAGATTGCCATCTATTGTTTCTCCTTAATACACAAGTATTTATCTAATTAGGGCCGACTTTGATCGACCCCAATTTTTATAAACCTGCTATCTCTCCTGTGTTCTTAAGACGTAGCGGAATGTAAATAAATTCTACTGCCTTAACTGGTTCGATTGCAATGTCCACATATAGCTCGTTTCTATCAATTCTAGCTGGTGTGTTGTTTGTTTCGTCACATACAACTAAGAAGTCAAATAGTGCTCTTAGTCCTACTAGTTCAACTAGCAAACTTTCAACCTGTTGTTTGATTTCATCACGTGTAATCTTATCGTTTGGTTCAAACAAATATGGTTTTGCCAAGCTATTTAACTGACTACGTAAGTATACAACTAGTCTTGCTACATTTACTCTATCCAATGCACTTGCATTTCTTGCACGAGTTTTCTGTCCAAATACTGTAATACCTGCACCTGTCAAGAATGTAATTGGGTTTACATTGTTTTGATACAGTGTATCTCTTTGTCCTTCGTTTAGTGCAATACTTGAGAATTCACCTTCACTGTTAATAAATCCTGTTGCTGTTGCATTAGTAACACCACCACGTCTTGTTCCTGCTGGTGCGAACCATGGAAACGCAACTTGGTCGTTAAGTGCAATAGTGCGTAGCACCATATGTGATGCTGGAACAATAATGTTGTTACCTGCGTTATCGCTTGTAAATCCACTTGGATAGTAAACACCTAAGTATTCGTCGCTAGTTACAAGTCCTGCATCATTATCTTCTACTGCAAGGTTAACGTTAGTTGACCAATCGTTCAAAGAAGTTGCATCACTTGCAAGTCTCATTGGTGTGTCTCCTACTACAAATGCTGTTAGTCCTCTGTCGTAGTTTAGACTTACCATTTCGCCTATTAGCTCTGGATAACCCGGTGTTGCAATCAAGTTATAAAGTCTTGTTTCATTGTCACGGATGTCTTCGTTGCTGTTTAGCATTGATTGCAATGCTTGAACAACAACTTTACGCTGTGCTTTACGTCCAAATGCACCTGAGCCGTCTGCTTCGTTAGCTGACTCTGTTACCCAACGATGCGGATAGTAAGCTGTCATTGCTTCATCACTTTGACGTCCATTGTCTGCATTTACATCAATGTAGTTACGCACAAATTTCTTAACATTGAATCCGCTTCTACGCAAGTTCCATAGCAACATCCCTTTTGGATATAGTGCTGGATCTGGAGCATCTGGATCTAAATAATTGCTTATTAATAGATCTCCAATTTCGCCTGCTTCTGAACTGTTTGCACCTGATGTATTGTAACGTGCATCAGCAAATAGCATACCATTCTCAGTTGTTTGATCGGTAGTATCTACTTCTACCCATGGATTTGATCCTGCGTCTGCTAATACTTTATTGTATAGATAAACTTTTGGATAGTTTTCTAAATCTGCTGTGCTTATCCAAATATCGCCAGTTACAAGTGGGTTTCCGTCACTTTGTTTTGTTGGTGTTGAAGCTGATACAATAGGACCTGCTACATCAGTGTTTTCTGCATAGTATGGTGAAGTTGAATCTTTGTATCCAACCCATGTAGTTCCGTTGTGAACCATCATGTCAACTTCGTCAATCAAGCTGTTATACCATAATGCTCCGTCTGCTGCTATAGCTGTTGGTGCATCGTCACTTGCAGTATAAACTAGTGGCTTCCAGTTTGAAATTCTCCATTGATTTCCGCCTTCTGAATAGTAGTTTGCTGTAGGTGCTAATCCTGCTGATGTAATACCAATACCACTTAGCAATCCGCCTGAGTCAACTACCACAATATCTCCACCTAGTCTGTGTGATATTTTTACTCTGTTTCCGCTATCTACACTTGCTACTGTGTTTGTTAGTCCTGCTGCGTTAATTGCGTTTGCAACTACATCAGCGTCTGTTGCCAAACCTGTAGCAGTTACACTTACTGTTACTGCTGAAGTTAAGTTTGCACTTCCTTTTACAGTTTCTTGTAAGAATATTGTGTATGTTCCTGCTGCTAGTGTTCCTGCTTCAACTTTTGCACTCAATACTTCTGTTGCACCTGTTGCTGCTCTGTTATAGATTTGGAAGTCAGCTGCTGGATAATCCGGAATGTCGTCTAGATTTGTTTCTACATATACTGAACCTAATGCTAAGTTTGCACCGCCGCCAGCTGCATCTAGGTCTGCGATTGCAGTTTGTGCATCTGGTGCTAATGGAGCATCGTATGTATCCCATGCTTCTGTAGTTGAGTTCCATGCTTTTACTCTCCAACGTGCGCCTGCATTTGGTTCTGTGGTTTTAACCCAAATACTTCCTGTTGGTCTACCGTTTACTGTAGTTGTGTTATCTGTTCTTTTGAAGCTAGGAACTTGAGTGTGCTTGTCAATAGTTAGGTTTGGCGCCATGTAAGTGCCAGCTGTAATACCTGCCCATGCAAGAGGTGTTCCTGTTCCATCTGCAAGTGTGAAAGTGTCATGTAAACCATTTGAATACATGTTAATTACACCTGCTTCTAATACAGCGTAGATACCACTTGCATTTGCTGCTGTGTTAATATCTGCAACCATATCTGCTAAACTATCATCGCTACCTGTTAATGTAACTGTGATATTTGCACTATCTGAAAGACCAATTTCAAATTGTTGGTTTTGTGCAAGTCCTGTGCCGTTGCCAGTTCCTGTTACCATTGGCCAACTTAGTTTCCAATTTTCGCTTCCTACTTCAACCCAAGTGCCAGATGCAACACCTGCTGCGCTATTACCGCCTGATTTATACCAAAGTCTAATAATATTGCTTACTGCTGAAATAGCGTATTCACCAACTGAACCAACGCTTCCTTTAGGTGTATATGGCGAAGAACCTGAAGTTTGTGTTGAGTCAGTTATAACAATAGGAGATATGTTTGTGAATGTTTGTCCGCCTGTTGTGCTAATTGCTGCGCTGTTCCAGCTAAACAATCCCCAGCTTGTGCTTTGTGTGTCAAGCCAGTATGTTCCGTTAGCAGGATTATCTGCTGTTGCAGTTGCGCTTGCATTTATTGCATCTAGGTCAACATCTGCTCTTACAACAAATGCTCTATTGCTAACACCTAAATAAGAATATGCCGCTTGTAATCCATATTCGTTTTGCTCTCCTCCGTTGATCGGATTGTTGTTAGCGTCAGTCTTAAATACTGGATCGCCAAATGTTTCAACAAGATCACGCTGCGATGTGAGCAAGTATACTTTACCAGCATTTGCTGCTAGTGTGCCTGGTGCAATTCCTGTTCCTGCACCGTTAGTTT